ATTCATTTGGCTGAGTTACAAGCAATCATTCATCGTCAAGCGGCCTATTATCCATTTTTAAAAGAAAATGTGGATGCACTAGATATAAGTTTAGATGGTTACGATAGAACAAGTGTCGAAAAAATAAGAGGAAAAAAAGTTTTTTCGCTAGTTGAAAAGAAAATAAATATGCACAAGATAGATTGAAGATTTAAGCTAACAAAACAATATAACTTTAGATGAAGTAAACAAAAGTATGGCTAAAAAAGTAAAAAATAATAAGGGTAGGCATGCTACCCATATAATTATTCAACTTGTGTATTTTGAACTTCTTGCTGTCTTTTAGCCCAACTTTCATATCCTTCGTTTTTACCAACCCAACGTGGGCCACCTACATGGGCATTTGGATCGTTCCAAACTTTCTCGCTATCTTTACGTGCCTGTTCATAATCTCCACGACCATATCCCATTTGTGACTCGTCGTGTGTAGTAGGTTTGTTTTTATTCCATTCATTTATTTGTTCTTGCGTCATATAACCATTGTTATTTTGCGCTTGTTGATTGCTACTTTGTTGTTGGTTGTTTTGTTGCGTTGGTTGAACTGTTTTACCCTGTGGACGTTCATTATTACTGTTAGCACTTTGAGTTTTCTTATTATCGTTTTTAGATGTGCTTTCAGATTCATTGTTAGCAGTATCATTATTACTATCATATGAACTAGCTTCTTGTTTATCATCATTAGTGTTTTTGTTTGATTTATCCTTGTTTTCTAATTTTTTATCTTTCTTTGGATCATTAGATTTTTTGTGTTCAGATGTTTTGTTATCTTCTTTCTTCTCACTATCGTTGTTACCACATGCTCCTAATACTAATAAACTTGCGAAAATTAAAAATAAAACCTTTTTCATTCTACATTTCTCCTTTATTAGCTATTTGTTTAAGTAAACTGATAATTTCATCATTTTGTTCTAGTAATTTCTTATTTTGTTTTACTATCTCATCATTTTGCGCTATTTGAACAAAAGTGTTTTTTCTCATTTCTGAATAGTGTTTGAATTTAGCTTGTTCCTTTTGACTTAGCATTGTTGAACCTCGTCCTACTAAGTCGTATATATCTTCAAAGTTACCAGCTTTATTTTGTGACATAATGGCGTTTGAAGTTACTTCACTTGGATTATTTAAACCATTTCTTTCGATACCTTTTTCGAATCTTTCTTGCTTTTTCTCGTCTTTAGTCATTATTTTTTCTTCCATACCTAACGCTTTGTTAATTTCTTCGTTGAGTCTAGGATCGTTAGCTCTTTGTAAATGTGCCAGTCTTAATTTTTCTTCATCGTCCAACATCATAAACGCTTTTTGTCCTTCTTTAGATAATTCAACTTTAATTTTACCAATAGCATATCCGTCTTTAATTCCTATTCTGGTTTTTTTCATTTTTTATATCTCCTTTACATTTAATGGTTCAAAAGTGATTAAATAATTATCATGTTTAACCTTATTTCCGTGTTTCGTTTTGTAGTGTTTTAAACAATCTTTGATGAATTGTTCTGTCACTTCAAAAAATTCAGAAAGTTCATAAGCGTTTTTAATACCTTCGCTATGAGCTCTAACTAAGTCATCTAAGTCAATCAGCATTTCAAAAGCTAACCTTCGTGCTTTTAATTCGTATTTTTTATTTTGTATATCTTGTTCATTAAGTATATTACCGTAAGTGATTTCATGGTGGGCTAGTTCTTCCGACAAAATCTCTAGCTTTTTTGCGTCAGATAAATTTTTATCAATCAATATTACTCCATTATCATAGAAACCTTTAAACATTCCCGGTAATTCGAAAGTATCACAAATATGTAAATGACTATTCTGAATTAATAAATCTTCATATCTACCCACATAATCAGTCCTTTTTACGTGCCTGACGAACTAATTCTGCAAAATCTCTTATTTTTTGAAGTTCTTCTTCTGTAAAATCATCATCTAAATGTGCTGCAATAGTATCTTGTTTAATGCTTTTATCTTCTGTGATGTCAGAGGGCATAACGCCAAAATAATCTGCAAGTAATTCAATTTTGTCTCTTCTTGGATATTTAACTGCATTTAACCAACTACTCACTGTTGATTCTTTTAAATCTAAATCTTTAGCCATGTCTGTTTGTGTTTTGCCTTTATGTTCTAAAAGATTTTTTAAATTTTTTGAAAGAATTTCTTTAGCCATTTGGTTGCCTCTCTTCTTATTTAAGTGATGTCTAAATTATATTAAAAAGTTTACAAAAAGTAAAGTGATTTCTGGAAAAAGTTTACTTAATGTGTTGACACTTTACTTTTAGTGTAGTAAATTAGGTACATACCTTACAGGGAGGTGACAACATGACAGATACGATTGAGACTTTTTCCCTCAAGGGCGCAAGAAATGAATTTGACTATACACAAGAGCAAATAGCCGATAAACTAGGCGTTTCAAGAGCCCAATATATTGCGTGGGAAAAAGGGGATGTAGTACCTAAAAGTATGGTTGTATACGCATTGGCTTACATCTACGGTATTAATGCTGACTTATTAAGGGTTAGCAAAAAAATTTAGCACCGACTTCACTTTTAGTGTAGTTAAAGAAAAAATGAAAGAACCACAAACAACTTAAAGGAGGTGGAAAGGTATGAGTGAAGTTATAGGTAATGAAATTATTTTATCAGACTATTTAGGTTATGAAGATTTTACTTCACATGAAGAATTAGAAATATTTTCTTCGATTATGAATGAAGTAAATCCTAGAAAAACAGAAGATTTTTTAGATGTTTTTGGCGATTTTTTTGGTGATAGACGCACAAAGCCGATTTGGAAAGGGACAACTCACGAAAATATTTTTAATGAGTTATTCCCGTTTTTAGAAACACAAGTGGTTTTTGGATTAGGAAAAGGTGCTTACAAAAAATATGGTGTTTTAAAATATACAGCTGATTTTTATGACGCTGATAGAAAAACAATATATGAAATAGATGGAAGTAGTCATAAAACCAAATTACAAAAACTGAAAGATGAAAAACGTGATTTAATTCTTGAATTAGAATTTGGAATTAAAACATATCGCTTTTCTAATAAAAAAGTCGAACAAATGCTTATTGACAGAATTAGAAACAATAAGGTGGTTGAAAGAATTGCAAAATGATTTATCACTAGAAATTAAAGCTAATGAAATTCATGAGAAAGCAGTTAGTTTTTATAAAATATCCGAACAATACGGCTACAAATTTTTAATGGAAATTAAAACTATTCGAGATGAAAAACTTTATAAAAAATTAGGTTTTGAAAATTTCGAAGATTATACATTAAATAACTTCAATTATTCAAGAAATACCATTAACGAAAGAATACAAACAGCGGAAGTATTTGGAGAAGAATACAACCGCGCGCGCGGTTCACTAGGTGATAGAAAACTAAAAGGTTTAGCAACTATGCCTAAAGAGCAACGCGAATATGTTATTCAAAATGGTATCGAAACTAAAGACGGTAAAAAATCAATTGAAGAAGCTACTACTAGAGAATTAGAAGATTACAAAAAACGCACTAAAACTTTAGAACAACAAAACGCACAACTCCAATCTCAAGTAGAACAAGCGCAACGTTTAGAATCAATTGCACGTAAGAAACTTGAAGATGCAGAGAATAGGGAGCCAGAAGTGGTTGAGAAGTATACGGAGCCAGAAGATTATCAAGAAACTAAAAATGCGCTCGCTCAATCAAAACACCAACAAAAATTGATTGAACAACGTAACGAAAAATTGGAAAAAGACATCAAGGAAATGGAACAACGCAGAGATGAAGTGAGTGAGAAGTCGCAGAAATATGATGAGTTGAATAAAGCTATTAACGACATGAATGCCAAATTAAATAATGGTCAACAAAAATTGAAAGCACAAAAAGAAATTTATGATTTGGTCAAAGGTAGCGAGAAAGTCATTCGAGAAGTAGCACCACTTTGTTATCTGGCTTTTTCAAAAGATATTATCGACAACGATTATGCAAGAAAACCTATTGAAAAAATCATTGATGATTTAACAGATATGTCAAACAGATTAAGAAAACAATTAAAAAAAGGAGATGTTATAGATGTCTAATCGAGTAATGGAACTAACACGTAATCAAATGGAAAACATGGTAACACAAGCTAATTCAATTTTACAAATGTACGACGAAATTGTAGAAACAAAAAACGAAATTAGAGAAACAAAAGCAGATATTGCTCACACAAAAAATGAACTTTTATCTTTATACAAAGAAATTAAAAAGGAATTTGAAGATTTCAAAAACACGGTACCTTTAACTGGCCCACAAGCAGATAGATTATACGCAGTTTGTACAAGAAAAGGTCACCACCTCACTAAACAATATTTTGGAGAAGAAGTGTCTCAAGAGTTGTATTCTAAAAAGTTTGGTCATCTTGTGAAAGGTGTTTACACAGCTATTAGAAAGAAATTTGAAGTTAATAAATACAATCAAGTAAAACGTGTGGAATGTGAAGTTGCTATTGCGTTTACAGAAAGTTTGACTTTAAGTGATTTACCTAAAAATTATTTAAGACTTACAGATCATCAAATTGATGTTGCTGAAAGACATGGAGATTTTGAAGTCTTAAAAAGACTCGCTTAACCCACAATCGAACAAGCAACTTAAAGGAGGCGCCGAAATGAATATTCAAGAAGCGACAAAAATTGCAATGGAAAATGGGAAGTCGATTTATCGTAAATCTGAATTTGACGCTTTAAGAAAGCCTGGTGAAAACTTAGAACTTTTGCCCACAAACAGTTACGGATACATTGTCGTAAAACCAAGAAAGAAAGCCTTCTATCTAATGTGGCAACCAATGGCAGAAGAATTAATAGCAGACGATTGGGAAGTAGTGGGTCTAAAAAATAATTAACTTTTTAAAGGAGTGAATAAAATGAAAAGCTTAAAAATTCAATACGGAGTGCCTGAAGCATCAAAAATTAAAAGTGCAGTAAATGAAATTGAAGAAGCTATCGAAGATTTAAATTATGACGCAATCGATATAGAGATAGGTATAGCGCCTAAACCAATTATCGAATTCGATGAAGAAGAGGGATGAACAATCTAAAGGAGGTTGGAAAATGACAGATGAAATGGTGCAATTTTGGTTTGATTACATGATAGAGATTGGTGTTCCAAATAGGTTAACGAAGGGAGATAGCAACAAATGAAGTACTTACTTAGCTACATGACTATGTTTATCGTAATGATCATCACATTACTTTTAGGAGGTGGTTTCACAACGGTATTAGGAATTGCAATGCTAACGCTTATCTTTAGCACATTCTTCTGGGAAAAGTGGCTTGAGATAACAAAAAAGACTGAAACTTGCGCCAACAAGTAACAGTCAAACACTAACTAAAATATACAACTTAAATATACAAGTGGAGGAGAGAAAATGCAAGAGGTAATCACAGTCAAGATGACTAGAGAAGAATACTCTCAACTAATCAAGAGCCAAACAGATTTAGATTTCTTGCAAAGCGATTACGACTATTTAAACAAATGTTACGAAGATATGTGCGATAGATATTTTGAACTTAGAAAAGATTTCAGAAAAGCTATAGAATCATGCAAAACACAAAACGAAACAATCAAAGTCATGGATAGAACAATCGACATGCTGCATAAAGGAGTGGTTGGCATTGAAAGAAACAACCAAAGTTGAGTATCGCATACAAGATGAACATCATGGTTGGTGGCTTACTAACAAGCCAGCTTCACCAGAATATGCAAATTACAACGCTATGCGTAGTAGAGCTGCAGTAATTAGCGGACTGGATGATATTGATATTAACTGGGATAAACATGATATCGAAATAACAACTTACAAAATACAAGAAACACGTAAAACAGTGAAAATGAAAGACTTGGAGGAGGTCAAAGCTGATGAGTGAAAAACCTAACTTCGCAGATAAATTTAGAGAGTTAAACAGCAGAGATGTTAACGCTCATGTTGAAAAGAAACAAAACTTGAACTACTTATCATGGGCATACGTTCAACAAGAATTAACTAAAGAAGACCCAACTTATGAAGAAAAAGTAATCGAATTCCCTTATCCAGATAGTAATAACGAAAACTTTTTCGTACCTTACCTTAAAACGAATGAGGGGTACATGGTATGCGTTGAATTAACAGTGTTCGGTGTAACTAAACGTGAATGGTTGCCAGTTTTAGATTACAGAAATAAACCAGTAACGATTGGTAGTGCGACTGCAATATTTGACATCAATAAAGCTACTAAGCGATGCATGGTTAAATGTGCAGCTAAGTTTGGACTAGGTAATTACTTATATTTAGGTGAAGAAGTTCCAAGCGTTAATGATAACGACATAACGGAATTAGAAGAACGCATCAATCAGTTTGTAACGCTATCTCAAGAAAAAGGCAGAGATGCAACGCTAGACAAAACAATGCGCTGGTTAGGTATTCAAAACCTTAACAAAGTTACTAAAAAAGATATAGCAAATGCACATCAAAAACTAGATGCAGGACTAAAACAATTAGATAAGGAGAATTCAAATGTTAAATAGAGTTGTATTAGTAGGAAGATTAACGAAAGATCCAGAGTTTAGAACTACGCCGAATGGAGTTGAAGTAGCGACATTCACATTAGCAGTTAACAGAACATTTACTAACGCACAAGGTGAACGAGAAGCAGATTTCATCAATGTAGTTGTGTTCAGAAAACAAGCGAAGAATGTAAACGATTATCTTTCAAAAGGTTCACTAGCAGGTGTAGATGGACGTGTTCAATCACGTAATTACGAAAATAACGAAGGTCGTCGAGTATTTGTTACAGAAGTTGTAGCCGATAGCGTTCAGTTCTTAGATACCAAAGGTAATAACCAACAAAATAACCAATCTCAAAAGCAACAAGAACAAACCGCAACTAAAAATAATCCTTTTGCTAACGGAACAGACATGGATAGTTCAGAATTACCGTTCTGATTGGACTGATTAGATGGTAGTAATAAAAAACTACATTACAGAAGATGACGGTACAACGACTGTAGTCATCAAAGGAGTAGAACTAGATAACAAAACATCTTTGCTTTTAGACAACGGTTACGAAGTAGAAGCTGACGTAAGAGTTGTAGATCCATTCAAGATTACAGATAAACAACGCAGAAAAATATTTGCGCTTTGTAACGACATAGAAGCATATACGGGACAGCCCCGCGACTATATGAGGTATATGTTCATGGATTACGTAGAAGTTCTCTACGGCTATGAAAAACGCCTCTCATTGAGCGACTGCACAAGAGAACAAGCTAAACAAGTTATAGAAGTTATTCTCGACTGGGTTTTTCACAATAATATACCACTTAATTATAAGACGAGTGACCTACTCAAAAATGATAAAGCGTTTCTTTACTGGTCGACAGTCAATCGTAATTGTGTAATATGCGGAACACCTAGAGCCGAACTTGCACATTATCACGCAGTAGGTCGAGGACGTAACAGACGGAAGATAGATCACACAGACAACAAAGTATTAGCGCTATGTTCAAGACACCATAAAGAGCAGCACCAAATAGGAATGGATAGTTTTAATGAGAAATACAAATTACATGACAGTTGGGTTTCTGTAGATGAACGACTCAATAGAATACTTAAAGGAGGGGGAAAGTATGAAAAAACGTGATCATATCATTTATCTATCGATGCTGATCCTAAGTTTAATAGCGGTTGTTCTTTCAATTGTTTCTCTTTTTATTTAGTAACATAAACACCTTTGTTAGTGTAAATCTCAAAATTATAAACGTTTTTTATCACCTCAAAAGCATTATACCAAAAAGGAGTGAAATAATGGCGGTTTTTAGAGTTTACAAAGAAACTGGGAACTTCGTAACTGTACACAAAAATTTTATTCATGACGATAACCTAAGCTGGAAAGCTAAAGGAATATTACTTTACTTATTAAGCCGACCTGATGACTGGCAAATATACGAATCAGAATTAGTTAGACATTCAACTGACGGACTTAGTGGTCTTAAAACCGGCATAAAAGAATTAGAGAAAGTTGGTTATATTCAACGAACTAGAAAACGTGATGATAAAGGTAGGTTGAAAGAATATGAATATGCTGTCTATGAAAAACCTAACCACATTCGATTTTCCAACGTAGGAAAAACCTATATAGGAAAAACCTACGTAGGAGAATCGCACACTACTAATAATAATAGTACTAATAATGATTTAACTAATAATAAAAACACTAATAATGTGACAGACGAGACATCAAAATCATTTCAATATATTAGTAATAACTTAGAAATTATACAAAGTCCATTAAAAGCACAACAACTAGAAGAAGCTATAAAGGATTTTAAAGATAACAAACTAGAGATCGTTACTGTAGCTACTGATTACTGCAGAGAAAATAGCAAAGGTGTTAACTACCTTATCAAAGTATTAGAAAACTGGAATAAAGACGGTGTCAATACTAAAGAGAAAGCAATATCTAAAGTTAAACCTAGAAACAATAAAGAAGATGATTACCTAGCTAAGAAGAAACAGGAATTATTAGGAGGTTAGACATTATGTCAATGACTGAACTAGAGGCAATTGAAATATTAGAGTTAATAAATAATGTCTACGATATGAAATTCAATAAAATTAAGTACAACCTTTGGGTAGAACAACTCACACAATATGGGGATTTCGACAGAACACTACACAAAACAAAGAAATATGTTAGAGAAAGTCGTTATAAACCTACGATTGCACAAATTATTGATCGCAAACCACCAGAAATGGAAAGCACAGTGATACCAGAAGAACAGACTGATAAATACAGAATGCAGCACGATAAAGAGTTTAGAGAGAGAAGGCAACAATTAAGAAAACAATGGCAAAAGATGAAAGAGGATTGGGGGTTAGATGATGAGTATTGATGTATTGAGCACCGAAGAATCTATCATATCTAATCTCATGCGTAACCCAGAGTTACTAAGTAAATTCAGATTGAAACCTGAAATGTTTACTGATGAAAAATTAAGAGTGTTCATTGAGTATGCACTAGAGCAGGGAAAAGTCGATGTAAATCAAATCTACTTTAAAAGTCGTGATGATAATGAATTTATATCTACTGACCGATTAGGTCGTTTATACAACTCGGATGGTACTGACAAGGCGTTTTTTATGGACGACCAATTGAACCTATTACAAGAATACGTTTTGTCACAAGCTCGTGAGAAGCTCACAGAGTATCAATCAATGCCGAGTAAAGAAAATTTTAATTATTTGGTAGAAGAATTAGAGAAACTAAAAGGTATGACAATAAAAAAAGCAGACGCTACTGATAGTTTTCTAGCTGAAGTTGTAGAAAATATTCTATCTGATGAACCAAAACAATTTATTAAAACTGGTATTGCTTCTATAGATAACAAAATCATTGGTTTTGAACCAGGTCAGTTGAATGTATTAGGTGCAAGACCTTCGTTAGGTAAAACTTCTCTTGCATTAACAATGATGTGGAATATCGCGCAGCGTGGATATCCTACAACGTTCTTTAGTTTAGAAACTGGAGGTAACAATATCGTTGAGAGATTAGTTGCAACAATAACAAATATTCCACTATCTAAAATTAAGCAAGGTAACGGATTAAATGATGATGAAGTTTCATCGGTAATGTCTGCTATAGATCAAATTAAAAAATGTAATTCTTTAAAGATTGAGGACCAAGCTCAAATGACACCACAAGATGTTAGAGAAGTCGCATCTCAAAAAACAGACAAACCTCACGTAATATTCATTGATTATCTTACACTCATGCAATCAGATGTACCTCAACGTGATAGACGATTAGAAGTTGAAAAAATTTCTCGTGATTTAAAAATTATAGCTAAAGAAACAGGTTGTATCATCATTGCACTTTCTCAATTAAGCAGAGGTGTAGAAAGTCGTAGTGATAAACGTCCGATGATGTCTGATTTAAGAGAAGCAGGAGGGATTGAGCAAGACGCGAATATGATTTTCTTCTTATACCGTGACGATTATTACGACCAAGATCAACAAGACAACATTACAGGTAAGTCAGAGATTGAATTCATTATTTCTAAGAATAAAGACGGAGAAACAGGGGTGGCACACCTCGATTTCTACAAGAAAACGCAGAGGTTTTATGGATGAAAGTTTATGAGTATCAGCAACTTTTAGGTTTTATGTATCGAGAGGATTATAAAGAAGATCCAATCATAGCCAAAATATTAATTGAGTCTGGGTGGGCAGTTAAAAGGCTGCTTGATACTGGAGTCATTAAACCTTTTGACGATTACGAAAGCGTTAAAGAATTAATCATGAATGAAACGAAGTGGAGAGATAAAAATGGCAATTATCGAAAAGTATTACCTTTATAGACCAGACGGAACAGAAGAAATAAAAGTAGAAAAACGCGAATCTAATTTGAACATCGTTAAATCACTCACAGGCGCTCATTTTAGCGAAGAAAGTAAAAAGATGACTGATAGTGAGTTGAAACATTTTAAAGGCGTGTACGACCTTCTATATGAAGAAGAATTAGGGTTGCAATCAACTATATTTGATTTCTAGGAGTGTCAATGTGAGTAAATACAATTCTAAAAAAGTTGAATATAAAGGTGTCGTGTTCGATAGCAAAGTTGAGTGCGATTATTACCAACATTTAGAACGTAACTTAGGTAAGGGATATGACCATATAGAGTTGCAACCTAAGTACGAATTACAACCTAAATTTGAAAATTTCAGATCTATTAACTATGTAGCAGATTTTGCTTTATGGAAAGATGGCAAGCTAATCGAAGTGATAGATGTAAAAGGTATGCCTACTCCAGAAGCCAAAATAAAATCAAAGATATTTAGATATCAAAACAGAGAAGTACCACTCACGTGGATATGTAAAGCGCCTAAATACACAGGTCAAGAGTGGATAACGTATGAAGAACTAATCAAGGTACGCAAAAAACGTAAGAAGGAGAAGATGAAGGATGGTAAAGATTAAAAAGAAAGTTGAAATGACATTACCAGAATTGATTGAGTGGGCTTGGAAGAATGGTGTTAAAGAAAAAGCATTTTATAGCAATATTGACAGAGGTTCTGTGTATTTTGACATGGTGCAAACAGTGTCGATAGAGTATTCAATCGTTGTAGATGAAACTTTCACAGTAGAAGTTGAAGAAGAAGTTACGGAAGAAACAAAGATACCAGAAATGTTGGAAATATTTGTAAATGGTGGTGGAGTTAAACGGGTTGAAAAATCTATCAATGAACTAAAAGATGATTTTAGCAAAGAATTTTGGTTGAAAGATGGAGATACAATGACACTCATCTGGAATGATGGCGAATTAGTAGGTGATGAGTAATGGCTAACAGAGAAGAAACAATCACAGTCGAAGCAACAATGAAAGTTAGATGTAAGTATCCAGTTTGGGTAAACAATCAAATTACTGCAAGTGATGAAAAGGAACGCATTTTAGATTTAATCAGTAACAATCCTGACAAAGAGTTGATGAATGAAGATTTTGAACTAGTTGAATTAATAGAGGTGGAGTAAATGGAATCGACAAAAATGAGAGTTAAAAATAAATACTTCTCTATTACACCAGATGTAGTAGAGAAAATGAAAGAAGCAGATATCAATCCCGATATCTTAAGACAAAGATTAGCATCTGGTTGGAAGTTTGAAGATGCAATAGAAGCACCTATTGGAGTAAGACGTAGTGAGTGGGATAGTTTAAAACCTAAAGAGGACGAAATCGCTAGTTATAAAGAAAGAATGAAACAACGAAGATTACAAGAACTGAAACGTAAGAAACCACATTTATTCACAGTACCTCAAAAACACCCTCGTGGTGAATGGTGCAAGCATCTTATGGAGAATGACATATTCCCTAGAAAGGTGGTTAGATCATGAGTGTTGGAGATTTAAGTATAGGAGAATATATAAAATTTTCTGATAGCAACAACAAGCAAAGGTATGGGCAAGTATTGAACGTATACCAAGACGTATTTTATTTAAAATACGTCGCAGTAGTAAAAGTTGATGGTATTGGCACTATTAAAATAGACGATAACTATGACTTTATCAGTGTGCCTAGACCAACTAGTAAAGAAGTAGAAAAGACGTTAGATGACAAGGTTAACCACCCAACGCATTACACGTATGGAAATATAGAAATTATAGATTTCATAGAGCAGGTCACTAAAGATTACAAACCAGAGTTAGCATTTGCCATTGGTAACGCAATCAAATATATCAGTCGAGCTAATCGTAAGAATGGAAAAGAAGATTTAGACAAGGCGCGTTGGTATCTAAACAGAGCATTTGAGAAATGGGAGGGTTAATTATGGTGTATATGTACGAACCATTTAGCCACACAGTGACTAAGACAGAACTATCTCATTTGCACAACATTACAGGTATTCCACTCAATACATTGTGGTACCAAAAGGAACGTGGCACATATAACGATAAGTTGAAGTGCTTCTTTACGGACACAATGCCGAGAGTGAATAAGAAACAGGAGTTTAACGAAAGAGTTGTAGCAAAAGATGAAATTTGGAAGTACAGTGAGAAGTACGACTTATATGTAAGTAATTTAGGCAGAATGAAAAGACCTGATGGAAAATACAAGTTTGCAAATGGTTGTAACGGTATTTTCACAGTTATTTATAAGAATAAGAAGTATCGTGCAGCAGATATTGTATATGAAACGTTTATCGGTAACTTGAAAAATGGATCGCACGCATATCCGAAAGATAGTAGATACAACAATTTTATTGCAGATAACTTATTTCAGTCTACATTACAGAAATATAGAGTGTATCGCAGAAATAAAGGTGTATCCAAACCGGTATACCTTGTAGATAGTGACAACAAAATTGTAGAAGAATTCGCAAGTACAGTAGAAGCTGGAAAAGTATTATTCATCGACAGACGTAACATTGCTAGAAAGTGCAACCGTAGATGTGTGAGTGACGGATTGATGTACATGTGGGCAGACGAATACGAGAAGATGAACGCATGATATTATCCGACACAATCAACCAACGATATAGATACAACACGCAAGGCAAAACACCTACCCAGATACAACATGAATTACGACAGCTAGGTGTTAAAGGCTTTGTGGTTAAGGTAGCAGGAAGTAGAGTGACGATAAAAGTTAATGAGAACGATATTAAAAGAACAGGGAGTGTTTGAAATGATTAAAATATACAAAAACGAAAATGACGAATTAGAATGCCATGTTAAATATGATGGTTATGACTTTAAATTTCAATGTATTAGAGATGGTTTTTCTAGTGCAGTTTTTGAAGGTAGTAATACAGAGGAATATAGATTGTTCGAAAATAATATTGATATTGATGACGAAATTTTAAGTAGCGTACAAAATATTATGTTCCAAATAACTAGAGTGTTTAACTGGCAAGACGGTTGGGAGGGCGAGTAAATGGCAGAGTCAGACAAAGAAAAGATATTAGAGTACATCAAAAATAACGAAGATAAGTTAGATTGTGATGGTGTTTTTGGCGAAGTTATGGACACATCAGAGCATTCAGTATATTTAACCAAACGACGCGCATTAGATATTTATTCGCCTACACAACTTCATACATCAAAAGTAATGAATAAAGATGAATTGCTTATTCACGAATTATTCAAACAGTGCAAGTCATTTAAAAATCAACGAGATGAACTCATCAATGATATGGCAGAAATTAAAAAGAAGGCAGAGGCGTTTGATGAGATAGTGAAAGTCCTGGCTAGCATTTCAGGAGATATATTAGATAGTCCTGGAGATTATGAGGCGCAGAAAGAAATAATTTACAAAAGATGGGATGAATTATTTGGACCCATGAAATTACTGGAGGTCGACCATGAAGGATAACAAGTGGATAACGCTAAAAGACGAATTAACACAAAAGTATATTGAACTTCATGGCAAAAGTAATAAAATTTCAAACGATTTACCAACTGTTGAGATAGCAAATATATTAGTTGGTAAGAGAGTTGTAAAACAACATTTACAACGCATGGACGAACTCGACGGAACACATGAGTTTAAAAATTTATTAAGTGATTTGGAGCGTGGTAGTGATGAAAGCTGAAAGTCACATGCAAATGATGCAAATGATACAAAATTGTGTAATTGAAAAATACGTGACACATGACGAGTACGTAGAATTAGTAGCTAGAGATAAGCACGGTAATAAAATGTTTATTAAATTTTATCCAAATAAGGAGGAACAATAAATGACTAACACATTAGATCAATTAGTAGAACAAGTAAAACAATGGAGTATTGATAAAGATTTACACAATGGTAATTCAGATAGACAAGCACTTAAATTCTATGAAGAAGCTGGGGAAGTGGCTGCTGCATTATCTCGCGGACAAATAGATGCATTAAAAGACGGGATAGGCGACACAGTCGTTACATTAATCATATTGGCACAACAACATGATATGACATTACAGGAGTGTTTACAGTATGCATATGACGAAATCAAAGGAAGAAAAGGAAAGACAATCAATGGAACGTTCATCAAAGAGTCAGACCTTAAAGAATAAAGACATAGTAGCAGAGATTAAAAGGATACTTCGCAAAGAGTAAAGAGGAGTGAGCACATGACTAAATACACTTGCGTTAAATCATTTATCGTAAATGAAAACGAAAATTATTTGCCAGGAGATATTGTTGATATCAAAAAGATGAAAAATCCAATAATTTTAAAAAACGGTAAAAAAATTAATTATAAAGAAACCAATACAAACGCGTTGATGAGTAGAGAATGCATCAAAGAACATTTTAAAAAAGGTGACTACAAAAACGGAGTAATTAAGCATATTCTTAAAATATTTATCACATTAATGATGTATGAGTTAG